TTGTCGTACAAGCGGTTGCCTGCGCCTAGAGGCATGGAGTCCGGCAATTGCATCTCAGGCGGCACAGCAGCGCGGGATAGCAGCGTATTGAACGCATCCTTTGCAATGGCCTTGGTGTCTTGTGATACGGTCTTGCCGTAGCTCGGAGCCAAGCGAATCGCTAGGTTTGTCGTGATGGCTTCAAACGCAGAGTCAGGCACGAAAGTATCAGACTCAATATCGCTTTGATCTGGGTTTGACACAAGCGGGTAACCCAATCGGATGCCCTTTGCGTTCCATGTTGCCATCATGGAATCAAGCTTAGTCACTGCGCTGTTTAGCTGCTCGGGGGTCAAGTCATAGACATAAGACGCCAGCCCGATTTCTTCAAAAGCCTGATTAACGAACTGGCGTTTTGTTGTCATGGTTAGACCTTTTCAGCAATCAATTTGCCAAGTTTAGCGTCAGTGGTGCGCCCGTCAAACTTGATGCCTAGCTCGGTTGCCTTGAGTTCTAGTTCTCCGCGGGTAGGCGCGGAGTTATCGTCCGCTTTTCCTGCGAGTGCTTCGGGAACTGTGAGAAACCATCCATCAGCTAGAGCTGCGTCTTTTTCTTCGTCGTTTGCCACGTTGACAAATAACTCAGCGGACTTGTAGAGGTTTAAGGGGTATTCCATAACGTTCCTATTTTAGGTTAACCCGCCGAAGCGGGTGTGATCTTCGTGCTGAGGGGATGGGTTAATAGTTCAGCGCTGGGTTTGTCAGCAGCTTCCACGACCCAGCAGCACCCGTAACATCGCAAGCCACAAGACCAGCAGCCGCCAAAGTTCCTGCCGCCGCATTGGTGTTGTAGACCACGCTGCCAGCGGTGCGCGTGATAGTTGTCACATCAACCTGCGCGCCAGCGCCAGTGATAGATACAGCCTCTGTGCCACCCACCCGACGCAGGTAATTGCCTGCCGGAACCGTATTCCCGCCGCCATCGGTCACAGATGCCGACACGCCACTGACACGAATAAAGCCGCTCCCCATCCCGGCGCATTGGTTCCCAGATACATGCGCCTCGGTGCCAGCCTCTTCAATGCGCACACCCATCGTGCAGTCAATCCGGCTATTTGTCAGTGTGACTTTTGGGGATACGGTTTGGCTTGATGTGACAAAAACCGCGCACTCCCCGCCTGTAATGGTGCTGCTTGTCATGTTCAGGTTTTTGATTCCACCAGACAGGACAACGGCACGCCCTGAGCTTCCAGTATTGGACACGGACGCCTGTACATTAACTTGGTCAATCGTCCCAGCCAGCAAAATGGTGTTGCCACCAGCCGCACCAGTAGCACTTAGCTTTATGTTTACTTGCTTCGCTGTGAATGCCGAACCAGTTTCAACAGGTGAGCCAGTGGCAACGCCGACTCCGTAGCTTGTTACATCAACGTCCACGCGCTCGGCTGTCAACGTCAGCCCAGTGGTCTTAAATGCCGGGTTTGTAAGGTCGATGCGCTCAAGGCCACGGAACCACACATTTCCAACGATGCTGCTTGCATAGCCGCCGTGCAGCCGGAAGGGAATTTGAGTCGCCGAACACGCGCCGCCGTCGATGCCTGAATCATCAATAATTTCGGTGTCTGAAGCGTAGATGATGAAGGCAGATGCCGTGGTAGCCTGCGGCTGAATGTCAAAGGCCTTTACGCCCAAAATGTCGCCGCCACCCAGCGTAAATTCATACTGGGTGTAAGCAGAAGGCTCGCGGGGTTGCAGACTGAGCGCGTCGTCTTGCATGAAGCCGCGCACACCCCTGATTTCACCGTCAAAAGCTGGGCCGTAGACCTTGATACCGTCCGAGTGTGTACGAATGGATGTGAAGTTACGCGCCGAGAAATTGCGCACCGCGCCGAAGGCCAGCAAATACTTGTAGCCGTCCATTCCGGTGAATTTATCGACGTGGATGTTATCGCCGCCCAAAACACAAACGAGGCGATCAACGCCCTCGGAACCTTGATTGTTTTCCCAGTTGGCGTCAATCAGGCCATCTACAGTGAGCCGCACGTTTTGATTGGCTTGGACGGCGTAGATGGTGCCGGTTGCCGCTGTTGTAGGCGTCCGCTTCAGACCTACAACAAAGGCATTCGCGTTGGTAACGGACTCAACGATGAACACGCCGCGATAGTGAGACTGTGCAGCACCGCGAAGCCAAACGGCATCGCCAATAGATTTGCCGTGCGCCGTCCAGTTCACCGTACATGCGCGGCCTGCGGCCCATGTAAGGGTGACTGTAGTGGGCGCATCCTCAAACATTTTCGCTTTGAGGAAGTTGCAGTTAGAGCCATCTGTGGCCCGCACCGTCAGACCCGAAGGAATCCGCAAATGCGTGTTGCTTTGAATGACGTGTTTTGCGCTGTAGTACGCCACACCCAAGCCAACCAATTCGACAACACCGCCACCCGCCAGTGCTGCGTTGATGGCCGCTGAATTTCTGACGCCTGCCGATGGCCCAGACACATCAAGCGGGACTGAGCGCAGCAACACCTTGCCCCCCTGTTTTTTGATTCAACCAAAGACCTCCGCTAGAAATAGCGGGGGCAGAAATTACAGGGTATTGCCGTGGAAAAAATCATTTACGCTAATGGGACTGCTGAAGTATTAGTCCCCGCCGGTCAGAAAATCGCAATCGCAACTTACGGGAACGAATACGCAACTCTCTCATTCAAGCGCGGCAATAACCTAGAGTTCATTCAGCGACTCGATAACGCGCAGGTAACGCTAGGCCCTTGGACTGATGTTCGCACCGTCAACATTGAGGCCGCACAAGACCCTGTTTCTTACGATGTGGGCACTGCGCCTAGCATTGAGAGCAATGTGCGGATGAGTTCTAATCCTATCACCGGGGGGAAAGATTTAAAGCTAGGCGACGAACTGGTTTCGGTTGCGATTCCCAAGACCTTCGCTCAGCTACTTACCGCTTTGTCCGCCGGGTATGTGGGTACTGCCTTTGTTACAGACGTTGGCAACGGGTCAATGTGGGTTTCGGATGGCACTCGCGTCCGAGCGCTGAACGGTGAAGTTGTCTTATACAAGAACACGTCCGCTGTAAACCTTTCAACAGCAACACCGCGCAGTATTGGGTTGGAGCTACCCCTCCCCGCTGGCTTTTGGAAAGACGGCGATGTATTGGAGGTTTCACTAGACCTCTACAAGAGCGGGACAATTGACGCATCGACAACACAAATTCAAATCGGGAATACGGGAGTTGTCGGCACACAGCTAGGCAACGTGTCAATGGTTATGAGTTCGGGCGGTAACCGCCGAGCATTTGGGACATTCCGCTTTAAACGGAATAGCGCCACATCCGTCACCCTGCTCAATGGCCCGAACGGTCAAGACGGTATCGCGGCATCCTCTGACAGATCAGTTACTACCGCCACCGTGTTGGATATGGACGCAGCCACGCGATACCTGCAAATCACCAACGCGATGGCAACGGGCGGCACTGATGTGGTCACTATTGATGCGGCAATCGTTCGATTGATAACAGCATGACGGATTATTTCGTTGACCCTAATCGCGGGGATGATTCAAAAAACGGCATAGGTCAGGCAAATGCGGTGCGGACCCTCGCCCGTTTGTCGGCGCTTAACCCCAATCCGGGTGGCGGGGGGGGTATTTACCTTGCCTCTGATGGTGAGCATGTACTCACCGGCTCCCGCACGTCTGCCTCGGCAAGCAGGGTAGGGCTGTTCCTTTTTAATGGAGCAAGCTCGACAAGCCGTGCATTTTTGAGCAGCTACGACCCAGCCGGAGCGTCATCCCAAAAACCCAGAGTCCGCGCCAGTTGGTATCCGACGCCTGCGGACTGGCTATGGGATTCGACAATTCAAAACGGCTATCCAAAGGGCTGGTACATCCCTTATACACATAACGCGCTTGGCTGGAATATGTACGTCAAGGTGGGCGGCCAGTTTGCGGTAACAACAAACCAAGGAACGCCTAAAGGCGGGACGATCAATACAAACGGCAACGGCGTGACGCGAGACACCTTGCGATACAACGCTGACTATCAAGTCAACAACGGCCACCGCCTGTATTTGTCCGGTATGGGCCTCACGGCTCTGTTCGACCCCAGCACTGTTTTTGGTGCTGGTCAAATTGAAATTGGGAATACTGCATTTGTAATTTTCGAGTGTGGAAATCACACGGTAGTCGATGGCTTGGCATTCTCGGGCGGTACTCTGGTGAGCTATCAATCAGCCTCCGTGGACAAGCAAATGGTTGGTATAACTGCCCGCAACATATCCGCTAACGGGTCGGGAGACACAATCATCCTCGGGTCAACTGCATCGGGCACTCCGCTGATGGATGCGGACATCTACTCCAATGATTTCCGCAATTTAACGGGGCCTGCGGTGTTGGCATACGGCAGAGGGGTTGCGGGCAGAATCCACCACAACAACGTGGTGGGCGGCAATTTAGCCGCTGCTCAGGGCGGGAGCTTTTACATTGTCGCGGACTCTTTGGGTCGGTCAATTGACATTGAATACAACACGGGCGATGACATTCGCAGCGGCACCGGAAATTGCACATTCGACGGCAGCTTTGCCTACGCAGACGCTGGGTCAACGAACGTAAGAATTCGCTGGAATTATTGCAAAAACAGCTACAAGGCCTATCAACTCAACCATGCCAAATACGGGGAGCTTGTCGGTAATGTCGCATTTAATTGCGACGTTTTTGCCACATGCACTGACAGCGATCTGCTGGGGACGGCGGATTACCGTGTGGTGAACAACACCCACTTTGGGACGCCCAACATGACAAGTTTTCCGCGCGGGGTGGATTCCAACACATTCACCAATGCGCCGCTGACGTTCACAGCAGCAAGCGGTTCGCTGGTGGGTATTACTGCTGTCAACAATGCGTTTATTGGAGGCCCCGGGGCGTCCGACAAGGCGGCAATTCGTGCGCTGACTTCTGCCACTTACCCGACAAAGGCCACGATCAGCAAAAACTTTGCATCGGGATATTCGGCCCAAGTGGTGCAAGACTTCAGCAGCATAGACAGGACAGTCGGCAGCAACACCATCACTGCGGGCAATCCTTCATTTAAAAACGCAGCCGCTGGCGATTTGCGCATTCTCAGAGATTCGGTGCTCATTGGTGCAGGAGCGCCAAATGCTTTGCTTACGTCCGACCCGACTGGTCGAATGTATGCCTCGACTCCTGCAATCGGCGCTTACGAAAAAGACCCATTTGCAAGCATCGACAGAATGCTGATTTAACCCCTCCCCTCAGCACGAGGATCACACCCGCTTCTGCGGATTAACCTAAAATAGGAACGATATGGAATACCCCCTAAACCTCTACAAGTCCGCTGAGTTATTTGTCAACGTGGCAAACGACGAAGAAAAAGACGCAGCCCTAGCTGATGGCTGGTTTCTCACAGTTCCCGAAGCACTCGCAGGCAAATCGGACGATAACTCCGCACCCACCCGCGAAGAACTAGAACTCAAGGCAACCGAGCTAGGCATCAAGTTTGACGGGCGCACCACTGACGCTAAACTTGGCAAGTTGATTGCTGAAAAGGTCTAACCATGACAACAAAACGACAGTTCGTTAATCAGGCTTTTGAAGAAATCGGGCTGGCGTCTTATGTCTATGACTTGACCCCCGATCAGCTAAACAGCGCAGTGACTAAGCTAGATTCCATGATGGCAACATGGAACACGAAGGGCATCCGATTGGGTTACCCGCTTGTGTCAAACCCAGATCAAAGCGATATTGAGTCTGATACTTTTGTGCCTGATTCTGCGTTTGAAGCCATTACGACAAACCTAGCGATTCGCTTGGCTCCGAGCTACGGCAAGACCGTATCACAAGACACCAAGGCCATCGCAAAGGATGCGTTCAATACGCTGCTATCCCGCGCTGCTGTACCGCCTGAGATGCAATTGCCGGACTCCATGCCACTAGGCGCAGGCAACCGCTTGTACGACAATCCATTCACCCCGCCGCCTGTTGACCCGCTCACCGCTGGCCCTGATAGCGTGATTACTTTCTAGGACTACCATGACAGACATTAACCGACTCTCAGCCCTAAGCGAAGTATCCGCAGGCGATCAAATCCCCGTCTATGCGCCCAATAACGGCGATGCGCGGCGAATGTCTGTAAGTCAATTGCAGGCGTTCATTCTGGCTAACCTGTTGCCCGAGGTGAAGCAAAACGCATCGCCTAGCGCTACCGGATTTAACATCTACGTTAACTCCGTGGGCGCGTCTGTCTGGTTGATTGTGCAACCCGCCGCAGGGTATGCCGCTGGCACGATTACCCTCCCCGCTGGGCCTGTTGACTTGCAAGAGTTGACAGTGAATTGCACCCAGTCTGTAGGCACTCTGACAATCGCCCCGAATGGCGCTCTTGCTGTAACCGGCGCCCCCACTTCACTCGCTGCTAACGGATTTTTTAAACTCAAGTACGAACTGGCCTCGAATAGCTGGTATCGCGTAGCATAAGGAACACATCATGATTCGCTCCCCATTCCAACCCCTGCGCGGTGGCAACAAGGTTGTAACTCCTGCGGCTACATCCGCATCTACAACCATCGACCCTGTTTCGCAGTCTGTGCGCTTTGTTAACTCAGGCGCAAACATCTGCTATGTACGGATTGGCACATCCGTGAGCGGAACACCTGCGACAACCGCAGATACTCCGGTACTGCCTAACTCTGAGGTCATTCTGGACAAGGCAGAGGGCGAAAACACCGTGTCGTATATCTCCGCAACAGGCACGACCCTCAACATTCAATCGGGCGAAGGCGGTATCTAATGCAAATACCGGTACTTAATGGGATTTTTTCGGATGGTGCCGCAGATTTTCGGACGTCATATCCGGTCAATCTCGTGCCAGTACCGAAGGACAACGGCATCAGCAAGGGTTACCTTCGCCCTGCTGAGGGGCTAGTCTCTAACGGCATGGGGCCGGGGCTTAGTCGCGGCGGCATTAACTGGAACGGCGTATGTTATCGGGTGATGGGGCCTAATTTGGTCGCTGTGTATGCTGACGGCTCCGTCTCCGTTTTGGGTAATGTTGGCGGCTCTGGCCAAGTAGTTTTCGATTACTCATTTGACCGACTCGGCATCAACTCAGGCGGCAAGCTGTTCTATTGGAACGGGTCAACACTTAGCCAAGTTACCGACCCTGATCTAGGAACGGTTATTGACTTTTGCTGGGTGGATGGATACTTTCTTACCACTGATGGCGAGTTTCTAATCGTCACTGAACTGACCGACCCGACGCAGGTAAACCCGCTCAAATACGGTAGCTCTGAAGCAGACCCCGACCCTATCAATGCGCTGTTGAAGCTGCGCAATGAAATCTACGTTTTGAACCGCAACACGATTGAGGTTTTTGACAACGTGGGCGGCGAGGGTTTCCCATTCCAGCGGATTGAAGGCGCACAGATTCAGAAGGGCGCGTTAGGCACTTTCTGTTCCTGCGTGTTTGCCGACACCATCGCATTCTTGGGCGGTGGGCGCAACGAGTCCCCCGCTATCTATGTCGCAGCCAATGCCAACGCAATCAAAATCAGCACACGCGAGATAGACACGCTGCTTTCTTCCTACTCTGAGTCCGAGCTTGCAAACTCCATTTTTGAGTCCAAGACCGACAAATCTCACGTTCATTTGTGGGTTCGACTGCCCGACCGCACCCTAGTCTACGACGCATCAGCATCGCAGGAGCTAGGCCAGCCGGTATGGTTTCAGCTTACAAGCGCTTTGACAGGATTCAGTGAGTACCGCGCTAAAGACTTGGTTTATGCGTATGACCGCTGGACTATTGGCGACTCGGTAAACCCTAACGTTGGCTACCTGACCGACGAGGTTTCCTCTCACTACGGTTCAATAGTCCGGTGGGAGTTTGGGACATTCATCGTCTACAACGAAGGGCGCGGCGCCATCATCCATGAATTAGAGCTTGTCTGTCTGACTGGCCGCACTGCCTTTGGGCTAGACCCTGTTATCAGAACATCCTATTCACTTGATGGGGTGGAGTGGAGCCAAGACAAATACGTCAAGGCAGGAAAGCTGGGCGACCGTGCTAAACGCATCGTATGGCTGGGCCAAGGTGCAATGAGGAATTGGCGCATTCAGCGATTTAACGGGGATAGCCAAGCCTTCATATCTATTGCACGTTTAGAGGCTCGCGTAGAGCCATTGGCGGTGTAATGACCACTGACAAGCCCATAACCCGCAATCAGCTTGCAAAGTTTCTGCCAGACCATGAGACTATCAAGGCGTTTGAGCGCCTTTTGCGGGTCACTGCGAACCTAACCCCTGATGACGTTGCGAACCTCACTCAGCTAATCGTTGAGTCTGGTTACTCCGCTGGCGTTGCCGAGAACCGCGCAGAGGCAACCCCGATGCACTCCGCATTGGATTACATCGACTTCACCAAGCGGCCAAAGCACGTCAACAAAGTGGCGCGGGTGGCGTGGAATGTTGACGACGACACAATCAACATTCACCACACCGGAGGCGTAACCCAGCAAGTAGGCCTAGAGGCTTACATAAGGGTGACCAACAATACCGGCTCGACTTTGCTTAATGGCTCCGTGGTGGGCTTCTCTGGTGCGTCTGGGTTGATTGAAGTCTCTCCGTTCCTTGCTGACGGGTCTATGCCTTCGCTTTACGCGATTGGGGTGCTGACGCAAGACATACCAATCGGAGAAAGTGGCCGCGCTACCGTATTGGGTGCCGTGCGTGAAATCAACACGACAGGCGCACCCTATGGGGAAACGTGGCTAGTTGGAGACATTCTCTACGCAAGCCCGACAACTGGAGGCGGTCTAACCAACATCAAGCCAACCGCTCCGAGTGTTTCTGTGCCTCTTGGCGCGGTTCTATCCGTGGGCGCGACTGGTTCTATTTTTGTCCGTCCAACAATTGAACAGCAGAAGTATTACGGCACTTTTAACAAGACCACATCGCAAACACCCGCAGCGACTAACACGGCCTACGCAATCGGTCTTGATTCTGCATCAGTGTCTAACGGGGTAACGATTGGCAGCGGCTCACGCTTGATCGTGGCTCACTCTGGCCTGTATGAGTTCAATTGTGCTTTCCAGCTTGCATCAGGTAGCGCAAGCACTAAAAACGTATGGCTATGGTTTCGCAAAAACGGGGGAGACGTTGCGAATAGCTCATTCAAGGTATCGCTAGAAAGCAATTCCGCACTGGCGACACCATCGCGGAGCATGGTTTTTTCGCTTGAGGCAAACGACTAAATAGAATTGATGTGGGCGGCTGATAGCACGGCTGTTACCTTATCGCCATTCGCTGCGACGGCATTTGCCCCAGCCGCTCCCGCTTGTATTGTTTCCGTCGATCAGGTGCAACAATGACCGTAACCATTTCAAACATCATCCCCCGCAAAGAGGCCGCCGTGGGGATTGCATCCCAATACATAGCAGATGGCCGAAAGACGGTCATTGATAAATTCACCGTGACCAATACCGGCGCGAGTGAATCGAATATCTCAATCTACCTGCCAGACGTTAGCTCATCCCCTTCCGCTAGTAACTGCGTTCTATTCGTGCGCGAGATTGCAGCGGGTGAGACATACCTATGCCCAGAGCTGGTGGGCCAAGTAATTGAGGTGGGTGGGTCTATTCACACTGACGCCTCCGCATTGGGTCTGACCATCAGCGCTTCGGGCCGTGAAATAACTTGATCGTATATAGACCCCCATGCTAATATCAGCCTAGCTGAGTCCAAGCCTTCCAGCGGGTCTAAACAGGATTTATATGGACTCACTCAAAGCCAATTTAGAGAAAATTCTCCCGCCCCATGCGGTGGATTGGCTTTTGATGCTATTCCAAGCCATCCAGCTATTTGATGACGTTGCCGATGGTGACGAAGTTAAGCGCGACGACCTAAACGCCGTTATCTGGAATACCCTAGTGTGCATGGGTCAAAACCCGTTCTATCGGGACAACATCAGCACACTCGCCCCGCTAATCGGCGCGGCAATTCTCAAGTGGCAAGCATCCGACACCGTAGAGCGTGAAGGCAACGCAGACGCCAAATCATTCAACTGGCGCGCAGGGTTCTATGACCTTGTGTTGATGGCCGTGCAACTCACGCGAGGCACTGAGTTTGCAACACAAAACGCGCATATCGTTTTAAGTCTCTACGGTGAATCCCTAGACGACTATTTGAAGGAGTTTCATCATGCCTGATCCAGTAACCGGCCTAATAGTAGGCGGCACAAGCCTTCTCAGTGGTTCTATGCAATCCGATGCAGCAAGCGAAGCCGCAAGCATCCAAGGCGACGCATCAGCCGCAGGCATTGCAGAGCAACGCGCCGCACGTTTGGCAATGGAGAAACTACTTTCCCCATACGTGAGCGCAGGCACTACCGCACTCGGCCAACAGCAAGCGCTATTGGGCTTGTCTGGTGCAGACGCACAGCGCAACGCCTATTCAGCTATTGAAAACTCCGCAGGCTTTCAGGCTCAAGTACAGCAGGGTG